ACTTAGCTAGCTTAGTAGGTCAAACATGTCGCCCAACAGGTACTCCTACAAATGGTACTTATTGGTTAGATAGCGTAAAGTCTACATGGGGTATCTATGTATTCAACGCAACAACAGGTAAATTCACATTACAAACTCCTATCGTCATTACTGACTCTGATGATATTGTTGATGGGTTCCCTCTACAAACTATCGGTTCTACTGGTGCATATGCAGTTAACGCAATTCAAGCTACTGGCACACCATCAAGTGCTGGACAGTATTTCTATAAGACAACAAATAATGAATGGGTAATCATTGGTAGTACAGATTGGTATGCGGACTGGCCAACAGTTCAAGGTACTGAGTCTAATCCAACATTAACTAACGGTTCATTCTCAATCAACGTGAATGGTGCATGGCAAGAAGAAATCTCTATCACTACTGGTGATACAGTAAGTGATGTTGCAGACACAATTAACGCATTAGGTGTAAGCTATTTGGCGGCTAGTGTACGTTCAGGTAAGTTGTGCATTTTCTCTAAGCAACCTGAACCAGGTAATGACTATATCACATTGATCGCCGGTTCTGGCACTAGCTTAGATCAACTAGGTCTAACTGCTGGTAATAAATATCAACCAGCAATTGATTTTGGTACAAGTGCCCAAATGCCATTATGGACAGCAGGTCAAGCATATCCTCGCCCAACAGGTTCTGTATGGATAAAAGTTGGTACAGCAGGTAACGGTCTAGCACCAGTTGTTTCTCGTTACAGTGCAACTACAGATGTATGGGCAGTTAAGAGTGTATCATTAGCACAATCTGACTGGGCGGTTACTGCTTCTTTAGATGCTACAGGCGGTCAAGCGATCCCTGCAAATACTGTGTATGCACAGTATGGTTATGATGCTCAATACGATCAAGGTCCTATCTATCTATGGGAACGCATTTCAACAGGTGCAACAGTAGTAACAGGTACAGAAACTTCACCATCGTTTAACCCGGCAGTAACTGCTGGAGCTTTTGTAGTTGGTAAAGTTTATACTATTGTTACTGTAGGTACTACAGATTTTACAGCGATTGGTGCATCAAGTAATGCAGTAGGCGTTACATTTACTGCCACTGGAGTAGGTACAGGTACAGGTACAGCATCATTGTATAAAGAATTTTTGGTAACTACAAGTGTTCCTGGTAGTGCTAACTTAAGTTCAAGTTATACAGTACAGTTGCCTAGCGTTGCTGACGCTACAGATTTTGCTACAGCATGGGCTCAGGCAGCTATTCCTTATACAACATGTACTGTAACTACTGATGGTGCTATTCAGATTACACACACTGCTGGTGGTATAATTCTTATCGATGACTATGATTTTACATCTAAATCATCATATGGTGTTCTTGCTGAAGCGGGTTTTGTAGTAGGAACTACTGATGGTTGTAAATATGGTCCAGCAGTATATGTTACTACTGAAATCGAAGTAACAGGTGGCGGCGGTACTGGTGCTGAAGTAGGTGTATACTCAGCATATGGTATATATCAATTAACAACTACTGGTGTTGTAAGTAGCGGTACAGGTTACTCTGCCGGTGATATAGTTACAGTTCCTGGTACATCATTAGGCGGTGCAAGCCCTGCAAACGATTTGACACTAGAAATAGTCGAAGTTGATGTTAGTGGTGGTGTTACTGCGTTTACATATGTTTCAGGTACTCCTGTATCAGTCTATACAACTCAACTTAGCAACTGGTATCCATTAGAATACACTGCAAGTGCTACTGCACCAACAGTTGCTCCAGCTAATAACACTAACTGGTTCTACTCAGTAGTCAATGAAGTTGACATTATGGTTAACTACAACGGCAACTGGAAGGGTTATAAAAATCAAAACTACGATAGTAATGGTTTCCCTACTCCAACTGGTTCTAATGCTACGGATGCAAACGGACCGCAAATTGGTGCAACTGCCCCAACAACACAAAGTGATGGTACAACAGCACTATCATATGGTGATTTGTGGATCGATACAACCGACTTAGAAAACTATCCAGTAATCAATCGTTGGCAAAATGTTAACGGTGAAGATATGTGGGTTACTTTGAATAACACAGACCAGACAAGTGCTAGTGGTGTTACATTCTTAGACGCACGTTGGGCACCAAATGGTACAACTAATCCATCAAGCGATCCTGTACCAACAATCAAGAGTTTACTAACAAGTAACTATCTAGATTTAGATGCTCCTGATGCAAGTACTTATCCAACAGGTATGTTGTTATTCAACACACGCCGTTCAGGTTATAACGTTAAGCAGTATCGTGTAAACTATTTCAATAGTACAACATTCCCTGACGAAACTCTACCATCTGATAAAGATGCATGGGTATCAGTAAGTGGTAATCAGTCAAACGGTGCACCTTACATGGGTCGTAAAGCACAACGTGCTATGGTTGTTCAAGCAATGCGTTCTGTAGTTGATACAAACACAGACATTCGTGATGAAGATAACTTCTTCAACTTGATGGCTGCTCCTAACTACTGTGAACTACAACCTAACATGGTTGTATTGAATGCTGATCGCGGTGAGACAGGTTATATTATTGGTGATACGCCAATACGTTTAGCTGACAGTGCTACAGAGATTCAAGCATGGGCTACTAACGCCGCAGGTGCAACAAGTACAGGTGAAGATGGTTGCGTAACTCGTAACACATATTTAGGCTTGTTCTATCCAAGTGGTATCGCTCCAGACTTGTCAGGTAACTTAGTTGCTGTTCCACCAAGTCACATGATGTTGCGTACATTCTTACGTAATGACACTGTTTCTTACCCATGGTTAGCGGCAGCTGGTACTCGTCGTGGTACAATCGACAATGCTACAAACATTGGTTATGTTGATGCTACAACAGGTGAGTTCATTACAATTAAGACTCGTATTGGTATCCGTGATGTTCTATACATCAACTTTATCAACCCATTAGTATTCTTCACTGGTGTTGGTTTGTTGAACTATGGTAACAAGACTAGCTACAACTCTACTTCTGCATTAGACAGAACTAACGTTGCTCGTTTAGTTGCTTACATCCGTAGACAATTAACATTAGCGGCTCGTCCGTTCGTATTCGAACCTAACGATGCGTTGACTCGTCAACAAATCTCTGGTGTAGTCGAGTCTCTAATGGTAGACTTAGTTGCAAAACGTGGTCTATATGATTATCTTGTAGTTTGTGATGATTCAAACAACACTCCTGCAAGAATTGACAGAAATGAATTGTGGATTGACGTTGCAGTTGAGCCTGTTAAGGCAGCTGAATTCATCTACATCCCAGTTCGTATCTTGAACACAGGTGAATTATCAGGCGCTCAATAAGAAATGATGCCCCGAAAGGGGCATCTCTTAGCAAAAGATAAATATATATAACAGGAGAAACAAAAATGGCAACAGCCTCACAATCATTGTTTAACATGACAGTAGCATCTGATAACGCCGGTGGCAATCAGGGCTTGTTAATGCCTAAACTACAATATCGTTTCAGAGTCAACTTCTTGAACTTTGGTACGAGCGCGGCAGGTATCGAGTTGACAAAGCAAGTTATTGACTGCCAAAGACCTAACGTGTCTTTCACAGAAATTACATTGCCAGTCTATAACTCAACAGTTTATCTAGCAGGTAAGCACACATGGCAGCCTCTAACAGTTAACGTTCGTGATGACGCATCAGGTTCAGTAGCTAAACTAGTTGGTCAACAACTACAGAAGCAAATGGACTTTGTTGAGCAAGCATCAGCGGCAACTGGTCAAGATTACAAGTTCCAATTGAACATTGAAATCTTAGATGGTGGTAATGGTGCGGCAGTTCCAGCAGTACTAGAGACTTGGGAACTATATGGTTGCTTCTTGCAAGCGGCTAACTACAATACATTGAATTACGGTACTAGCGATGCAGTTACTATTGGTATGACAATTCGTTTCGATAACGCTGTACAGTCTCCATTGACAGCTGGCGTTGGTACAAACGTTGGTCGTGCATTTGGTGGATCAACAGTAACTGGTATTGGTTCTTAATTAGAAGTCTAGCATGGCTGGATGGATTCAGAATCAGCTTAAAGACGCTGCCGGAGCATTCTTCGGCAGCGATTACCTTCGTGATTACACCCACGCAAGTAAAACCTTTAGAACAAATAGCTATCAATATGCTCCTAAGCTAAAGTTCTTATTTCACGTTTACTTTGATATCAATACAGAGGCGTTAAGTCAGAATGTTAGTACAGGTGCAAACTTTGGTTTAGACGTAAAGACTATAAAGCTACCTAGCTTTAACTTTATGACACATGATTTAAACCAGTACAATCGTAAAAGAATTGTACAAACAAAAATTAAATACGATCCTATAGATATTCATTTCCATGATGACAATGGAAATATGATTAATAGTCTTTGGTACTCATACTACACTTATTATTACAAAGATGCAAACAGTGTCAATATCAAATTAGGTAAAAATGCTCCTCCCCCAACATATTATACAGGGGAAAAGACTAGTAAAAAAGCAATCAACTTTAATGAAAGAACAACATACGCTGATAGTATTAGCGGTGATGATACATGGGGTTATATAGGTGAGACTAGTGCTCCTAATCCTGAAGCTAATCCGGCAAAAGCTCCGTTCTTCAAAAACATTACTGTGTTTGGTTTTAATCAACACAACTTCATTGCATATACCTTAGTAAATCCTATCATTACTCGTTTTGCACATGATACATATGATTACTCTCAAAATGGTGGCATTATGGAAAACGTAATGACATTAGACTATGAAACAGTAGCATATCATCAAGGTGCGATTGATGGCAAGAAACCTAGCGATATTGTTACTGGTTTTGGTGAAGGTGGATATTACGACAGAACTGTTAGCCCAATCGCACAACCTGGATCTAATAGTAGCATCTTAGGTAAAGGTGGATTGATTGATGCGGCAGGTGGCGCAATTGGCGAATTAGGTACAAATCCATTGGCAGCTATCAAAACTGCAGGTACGATATACAATACTGCTAAAAATATGAACATCAAAGCTACCTTAAAAGCAGAAGCAGGTGCATTAGTTCAAAATGCATTAGTTGGTGCAATTCAAGGTAACCAGAACCCAACTAGAAACGTACAGTTTGGTATTCCTGTATACGGTGCTACACCATCAACACAAGGCACAGCTGGAACACCTACTGGTAAGACTGCGGCAGATTTGATTACTAGTGGGTTGACTAGTGGAATAAATGCAGTAACTAATGCAGGTAAAGTTGTAACTAATAATGTTACCTCATACTTAACAAAACCTGCCCCGATCGAGCCTCCAAACCCATAAAATCAATATCGTTTTCCTTATATAAATAGTATATAAGGAAAATATCATGCCTAAGATTTTAGATACCACAAGTGAATTAGATAGAACCATTCGAATATTCGATTCATTTTATTCCATCGACCTAGTAGTAGGCGCCGGTGAATACGATATTGTTCATGGATACTTTGTATCAGTATGTGCTACTAAAAACATAGCAGATAACTTCACTGCGGTATTATTCAGAATATCAAAAGAAACCGGTGTCAATGTATTAGATTTGTTACAATCGATTCAAGGAAAGTCTAAACTCCAAATGAATCAGACTATCTCTTATTATTTGAATAGTTTTAAATCAAAAACAAGTATGTACGGTGTAGGACTAGTACCAAAACCAAATCAACCTGTTGCACGTAACATAGTTCAATAACATGGCTAATTGGGCACAGGGTCAATTCACTCCTAAGAACAAGCACAAATATGTAGGCAAACACACACCTAGATATCGTTCAGGATGGGAACTCACCTTCATGACATTTTGTGATTCTAATGATAATGTCATTTATTGGGCTAGTGAGTCTATGGCAATTCCCTATCTTAATCCTATAACAGGAAAAAGAGCTAATTATATACCTGACTTCTTTGTTGTCTATCAAAATAAACACGGTAAACAAATTGCAGAAGTAGTTGAAATCAAACCAAAAAAACAAAGCCTAATTGAAAGTAAAGTTGCAAGTGCAAAAGACCGAGCAATTGTGGCAGTGAATCATGCAAAATGGGCTGCCGCAATGGCATATTGTAAGGCTCAAGGCCTTACTTTCAGAGTTATAACAGAAGATGACCTTTTCTACAAAGGTAGTCGCAAGTAAATAAATATGTTATGACCAAAAAATTACAAGAATTATTTGAGCTTCCAGAAAGTGATGATAGAGGTATCACTATACCACTGCCTGAAAATGCAGAAGAAATCACATCAGAAGCATATGATACATTACAAAAGATTGAAGTTGCATTACCTCAAGTTAAAGGATTAGAAGCCGCTGACAATGAGATGGACACACTAGCAGAACTAGCAACAAATAGCTACAAGGATCTAGTTGATTTGGGTATGCAGGTTGACAGTCGTTATGCTAGCGAAATCTTCAATGCGGCTAGTAGTATGCTTGGTCATGCTATCACAGCTAAGACTGCAAAGATTAACAAAAAGCTAAAAATGCTTGATTTACAATTAAAGAAAGCACAATTAGACCAAAAAATGGCTAGTAAAACTGAAGAAGTTGAGAACACTCCATTGGGAGAAGGTAAAGCATTGGACCGTAATGAGTTGCTAAAAATGCTCTCCAGCAAATCAGAACAACAATGATAAATACACTATACAGGATTAAGACATGCGAAGCCTAAAACATTACATCGTTGAAAGCGTAAAAACTTACAACTACACTATCAAAATCGCTGGTGATATTGACAAGAATTTCTTGGATATGTTTAAGTACAATCTAAAGAAATTTGATCCAGTCAAGATTCAAGAACCAGTGCAAACACCTATACAGAAAAGCCCATACGGCTTTCCTAACCTAGCTAACGAATCAGTTACTATCATCAAAGCTGAGTTTAGATACCCAGCTACTGAACCAATGATTCAACAGATTGCTCAGTTACTTGGTTATAACGTTAACATGGTTCGTGTTATCAGCACTAAATTTGACGACAGTATTGACGTTGAAGCTGACGAATATGCTAACCAAATGAAAGAAAGTCCATTACTTGACCAAGAAGAAATGGGTGAAGAAGCTGGAGCTAAAGAAGCTAGTAAAGCATACGGCGACTCATATCTTCAATCAATCAAAGACCAAGCTAAAGATTCTATGATTAAAGTTCCTTACGCAGGTAAGGAAACACCAGACGCATTCGATCCATTCAAGCCTTATCTAGATGATAAGTCATTGGGTGATAAGAGTCCAATGAGCACAATCACTAGACCAGCTAAGCCAGCAACTGGCGCAAGAAAATAATTCAAAGGAATAATAAAATGGATTTCAAAAGTTTATTAAACTCACTAGACCAGTTGAGCGAAGCTACAGAAAAAACAAAAACCGGTTTAAAGCATACTGCTGAGCCAGGTGGTTATGGTCGTAAAGACGATGAAGATGAAGAAGGCAACAAAGTAAAGCCTGCTTCAACTGAGAAAAAAGGTCGCGGTCGTCCTAAGAAAGCTACACAAACTTCAGGTGAAGATAAGAAGTACGACTTCAGTGCGTTTGGTGTTAAGTCTGGTAAAGATGTTAAATTACCTGCATGGGACAAAAAGAAAACTACTAAGCATAGTCTAAAAGAATATTTTGACCAACTAGATTCAGCATTGAATGAAGCAGAACAGATTCAAATCAAGCCAGCAAGTCAAATGCCTAAAGTGCCGGGTCAACCATCAGTTGGTCAGCAACAACAAGTTGCAGGTCAACCAAAGAAAGATACACAAGTTATTCAACAAGGTAACAAAGTATTAGGTTCAGTTGATAATCCACAATTAGCACAACAGATTAAACAATCTATTGGTAAGGGCGAAATGACATTGATGCCTGAACAAGAAATGGAAGAAGGTTTAGGCAATATCGCTAAGAAGATAGGTACTGTTGCTAAGAATGTTGGCGGCAAAGTATTAGACAAGTTAGGTCACGGTAGTGATGAAGATTTGATTCGTCAAATGCAAAAACGTGCAGGTTTACCACAAACAGGTAAGAAGCCAGTTCAAGAAGCAGACTTACCAGTGCATGACGGTGATGAAGGCGCAGGCTTAGGTGCCGGTCGTAGTCAAACTACATTAGAAGGTAAAGACGAAGGTAAGCCAGGTAAGAATTTTGCTAAGATTGCAAAAAGTGCGGCTAAAGAATACGGTTCAAAAGAAGCCGGTGAACGTGTAGCAGGTGCTGTACGTGCTAAGTTAGCTAAACAAGGTAAACTAGAAGAAGATGCAAAGCCAGATTTCCTAGACGTTGATAAAGACGGTGATGAAAAAGAATCTTTCAAGAAAGCTGTCAAGGACAAGGACTCTAAAAAGAAAGTTAAAGAAGGTATGGATCACAGATTACAAGCCGCTCGTTTAGAAGGCAAATCACACGGTCTACGTAAAGAAGGTTATAACTGCCGTTACGATGACATGGAAGAAGCACGTATGTATCACGAAGGCTTTAAAGAAGGTCTAGATGAATGCTACGGTCAAATGCCAATTCAAGGTCAAGTAGTTGAAACTAATCCACCAGTAGTTGATGATATGGCTAGTTTTGGTGCTCACACCCCTGCTATGGAAGACGACATGATGGAAGTTGGTCGCGGTGAGTGGATGAAGCAAAAAGCTAAAACAACTCCAGGTGATACATTCAAAGCATTTGGTCAAACTATGCATGATAAAGATGTATTAGAAAATGAATTT